TCATGCTGTCTGCTGGTCAGGAGAGACTGTCCTGACGCGCATGAAGCCCTGCGCACAAAGGAAGTTTCGATACGATTTGATCGCGATCTCCCACACGGCACGCGATACCGCAGGGCCTGCGTCGACCACCTTGCCATTCTGATCAAGCACGGCGAGGGTGGCGGGGTTGCCGTCCGGAGTCTCGATACTGAGCCCCTGAAAGCTGACGGCGCTGATTATGCTCGAAATTTCCGCTGCAATCCGCGTGTCAGCGATCGGCGCTTCGTGCTTCGGCTGCTTTCTCTTCATTGTGCATCTCCCTCGCCGCGCACGGACTTCGTGCGAGCCTCTGCGGAAACGGCTTCCATCAGCGCATCAATGCGGCTCTTGTCGGCGGTCGTCATTGCTGGTCTCCATAGGTGGGCAGGGCGCGTCCAAGCTGCATCAAGCCGGTTTCCAACGTGATGCCTGCGGTTGTTGCCCAGATGCGCGCGTCCTGCGCGGCTTTATGGCGAGCGAACGATCCAATCTCGTCGGCCATCAGGTCCAGCAACTCGACGTCGGCCGCGTGCGAGATCTCGGTGATCAACGCGCGGATCTCGATGCGAAGGGCGTCGAGGCGCATGAGCCTGCCTTGGCGGGTTTCTGCCAAGGCTTCGTTCGTCTGGATAGGTTTGCGCCGCGTGAGCGGCGCTTCGTCCTTCTGGATCGCTTTTGCGGGCGAGAGCCCGTCCGACTGCATCGAAGTGCCGTTGACGCTCGCCAGTGCGATAGCCGGGCGCTTCTTTGCGTGTGCCCGCTTTCGCGGCAGCGGATGTGGGGTAGAAAGGGCCGGGCGCGGGTTCATTGGACGGTCTCCTCCCCGATCGCATACTTGGCTGTCGGACTAAACCCGCCGAGGCATAGGTGAGCTGTGCCGTTCAAGCTGGCGTGCACGGCATGCATTGTGTCAGGCGAGAGTTGGTCGAAGGCTGGGTCCTGTAGGACCGATTGCAGCGCCTGAAAAAGTTTCTTTGTACGCGCCTCGCTGATCTTGGCAGGTGCGCTTTGACACGAGGTTGCCGGCACCGGTACCTGCGCCTGGATTGCACCTTGTGTGACCGTAGACGCGGCAAGCGGTACGGTGTTGGTGTCGGCCGGAGTTGCACGCTCGGGCGATGGTTTCGGGGACGCGTGCGTATCGAGCAGGGGCGCTGCTTCGAGGTACTTCTTCGTTACCTTCGTCTTGCCGGCTTCGGCCGCTTTGGATAACCCAGCGACAATGCGTTCGAGCGCCTTGTCGCCGCCGTGCTGGCGGATTTGTTCGATCGCCAGGGTGCCGGTACATTGTCCGGTCCGGATGAGCTGGTGCAGTTCAGCCGGTGCTCGTTCAAGCAGGCGGGCGTCGCGCACTGTTTGATCGGCGACATTCAGGCGCTTGCAGATGGCTGCGAGCGTCATGCCGTGAATGTCGCGCAGCTCTGCGACGGCCGCAGCCAGATCAAGCGGTGACGACGGCTTGCCGTTGTTGCTGAGGTAGCCATCGATCACCATTTCTGCGCGGTTGACCGTCTTGGCGTCACGGACGACGACCGGGATCATGTCGATGTTCTTGCCGGCTGCGATTGCTTTGCCGGCCGCGAGGTAGCGGTGCTGTCCCTTGTACACGTACAGCAGGTCCTTGCCGTCGACCTTACGCGCGTAGCAATGGAGCGGTGCTCCCTTGTCGTACCCGTTCTCCATCATGAGTGCAGCGAGGTGCTTCACCCATTCGGGATCGACGGGGCGGATGTTGTCGGACGGGTCGTATTGAAGCTGTTCGTACGGGACCATCCATAGGTCCGCTGACTTTGCGCCGGCCGCGGCGGCTGCGGCCTTGATGTTGCCGGTTTGGATTGGCGCTGTGAGGTCGAGCTGTTGCGTGCGGTCGTCCATTACGTAACCTCCCGCGTTGGAGCCGTCCGCGTCTTGCCACGCTTCTTCGCTTTTTCGATTGCGTTCGACGCCTCGACATCCGCTGCGTGCTTGGCATTACGCAGGCGTTTGATTGCGTCCGCGCAGTTCCCTTCGTCCGGTATCGAGATCTGCCTGCCGGCGATCTCAGTACCGTCCAGTATCAAATACTCCGTATGCACGCTGTCCTGCAGTGGGCGGCGTCCGACTACGTACTTGCCGACCAAAATCGGTGTCGACGGACGGCGTGCGGTCCGGTCATATCGCGCGATGGTGCGAAGTGAGAGGGTGTCGCGACGCTCGACGTCGACGAGGGCTGGGGCTTTGATTCGCGGCATGGTGGTCTCCATGACGCCGGGGGCGCAGGCCCCGGCAATGTCGGGGCGGTTTAGACGGTGACGTGGTAAGCGGTCGTCGGAGCGACGACCGGATCGTCTTGAAACACATTCACGACGACAAACAGCAGGGCAGCGACGACCGTCCAGCGGAAAATCTTCGATTTCTCAAAGTGGCTTTGGCGGGCGGGTTCGGACGGAATGATGCGGGGCGTGCTTTCCTCACGAAGCCATTCGTGGCGGTCGGTGGACTGATGGTCGAGCATTTTCATGGGCTTCTCCAAAGGCTGCGCAAGAGGCAGCGATGAAGCCGAATAGTAGGCATTCCTTCTTCGTTTCGCAATAGGAATGCCTAACTATTTTCCCGTACCGTAGCCCTTTGCTGATGAGTGCGTCGCGGGGAATACGGTGAATCTTCCTGAAAGGTGTTGTATTCTTCGGACCAAATACTGTATGTTTATACAGTGTGTAAGCAAAAATATTGCCGAGGGGAGGTTGTTGCGGGGATATGACAACAGGGGAATTGCGCTGCAAACCGGGCGATGTGGCGATCGTCAGTCGATGCCGAAACCCGTCGCGCATCGGCATGCTGGTGCGGATCATAGGCCCGCACCACAGCGACGACTTCGATTGGGATGTTGAGATCCTTGGTGGCCCAATCCGGGGGCGCGGGATACGGTCAGGGTGCGTTGGAACGCATCGCAGAGCCGCTGTGTTCGACTGGAACCTTACCCCTCTTGCGGGTCAGGTGCATTCAGATCGAGAAGGTCACCGGACTGCTGCCCGTATAGATCTTCAAACACCTTGAGGGTTTGCAGCAGCGCAATAAATGCTGTCGACGGCAATCCAAGCTTGTCTGCCTTGGCCAATGCGTCAACTAGCGCCTGAGCATGCGAGCCGAGCATCTCATGCCTCTGCGGGGCGGGCGCATTGGCTCGGCGCACTATCTGACCTTCGCCGGTCGCGAGCCACCACGGGTCGACGTTCAGGAATTCAGCCGCGAGCAACAAGTTCGCGCCTTCCATCTTTTTGGTTTTCCCGCTCAACCAGTCGCTGACCGAGGGCGCTCGCACTCGGCACGCTCGCGCCAAATCTGCTGCCTTTTTCTCGGGCGGCAACTTCATTGCCTGTTCCAGGCGTTCGGCTAGTGTCGTCATTAGGAAAGCCTAACTGAATGAGCGTAAGGTATGCCTTGCTTTTGGTGTAAGGAACGCCTAACATGGCGGCATGAATACGCTCCTGAATCGAGACCCGTACGCGTGCGCCGTGATCGATGCATTTGGCGGAACGGCTGCGACTGCCCAACTCTGCGAAGTCCGGATGCCGTCCGTATCCGAGTGGCGTCGAAACGGCATTCCACGAGCGCGTCTGTTGTTCTTGAAGCTCGTGCGTCCTGACCTGTTTGCTTCTCTGGACGCACACGACGAGTCGGTGTCACACCCCATTGACGCTTGACAGCCGTAGTTGCGTACCTCCTGAGCTGAATCTTAGTTGCGGCCCCGTGTGCGCGACAGGATGAAAGCCACTCTCTATCAATCTCCCGCTATGACCTGCCGATACGACAGTACTGAATGGCTGGACGTGCTCTATACGTCCGTTCGCAACACGCCCGGCGGCGTCGCCGACGCGGCGAACCACCTCACGATCCGGCGCGGTAAGAACATCACGTCGGAATCGCTTCGCCTTCGCCTGCGAGGTGTTGGCGACAGTCGCTTGTCGATGGAAATGTTCGAGCTGCTGATCGAGTGGATGCAGGAAAAGGCAGAGGGCGAGGCGTACGCGCTCGACGCGCTGCATGCGTTGAACGCGCGCTTCGGGCTGGTTGCCGAACACGTCGACGACCATGCCGCTGACGACGTCAGCGAACCCGGCACGCTGCGCCTCGTTTCCACGGCACTACACCTGCAGGCGCATGTCGGTCTCGTCGCTGACGACGTGACGCGAGCGCTGGCGGATCAGCGGATCGACGATCAACACGCCGAGAAGATCATCGCGACCGGCCGCAAGGGCCAGCGTCTGTTCCAGCGCTTGATCCATGCCGCTCGCAACCTTGCTGCACGTCGCCGTCGTCGTCATGGAACGGTTTAAGCCCGGCATGGGGTGCTGTCGCCCTGACCGGGAACAGATCCGCCTCTGCTGCTCGCCCGAGCAGCAGTTGGCGTGCGCTGTCACGACGCTCGCATCCCGATTCGAATGTGCCCCCGCTGACGCGGGGCGCTTGCTCGCCGAACTGATCGCCACCTTCCCGAATCGCCTCGCTCCGGTTCTCGCGGAAGCGAGCGCAGCGGGGAGCGTGCGTACCTTCATCGAGCGAGCGGCGCGCGCGTGCGCTGCGCTCGCGACCAAGCCGGAACGTCACGCGTTCCGCGATCAACTTACCGATCGTCTCTGCGCGCTGGACCTTGCCGCGTTCGACGATCTCATGTCGGCGGAATGGCGTCGACTGCGCGGCAAATAACCGGAGTCGTATGTGAACGTGAACGGAATCAGTAGCGCGTTGCGACGCGGCGCATCGCAGTACAGCCGCTCGCCGAGCGGACGACAGTGCTATGTGGCGGGGCGGGCCGCATGGCGAAGCTTTTCTCACAAGGTCGAGCGTGATCGCCGTCTTGCCGAGTTGGAGATCGCTCGGCGTGCGAGCTAGCAGGGAAGCATTCAACGGATTGGGATCTGGCCGCGACATGCGGCCAAAGTAACTTTGATCGAGGGAATTTTTGTATGGCGACACTGGACCAGATCATTCAGCAATTGCGTGCTGCGGGGCATCCTGACCTGCCTGCCGGTCATCCGATCGCGGACGGCAAACATCACCGGTACGGGCCGCGCAAGAAATACTGGTATCAGCTTCGAGAGATCGTCAGCAAGGGCGCGGTAATCGGCTATGGCGGTACGTTCGGGCATTTCTCGGGCGACGATCCGGGCACTGAGCGATTCGAGTGGAGCGGCGCACCGCTGAGCGAGGAAGCACTCGCGGAGACGCGTCGTCGTCAAGAAGCCGCCGACCGTGAGCAAGCGGAGCGTGATGCGCGTCAGGCGAAGCTCGCCGCGAACCGTGCGCGAGATCAGTGGAACCGCGCCGCAGAGCAGGGCGAGTCCGCCTATCTTGAACGAAAGCGCGTCACGGCCGAAGGCGTACGTTTCGACACGGACGGTACGATCTTCGTGCCGATGTATCAGTACAGCGACGATGCTCGGCTCGTCGGGCTGCAGAAGATTACCCCGGACGGCGCGAAACGCTTCAACAAAGGCATGGAAAAGAAGGGCGCGTCGTATCTGCTCGGCGAGGTCAGCGCTGACGATCAGATCGTGCTGGTCGCCGAAGGCTACGCGACCGCGCGCTCGATCCGCATGGCGATCGACGAGGCGTTCGCAGTGAATGTCTGCTTCGACGCGGGCGGCATCCTCCCGGCAGTGCGCTACCTGCGTGCGACGTATCCGGATGCGCACGTGCTGGTCTGCGCCGACGACGACTGGAAGATCGAGCAGCGCATGCGCGACTGGCTCGCCGACGAGTTCGCCTTCCGTGATGAACTGGTGTTCGGTGCCGATCCGATGCGGATCGAGGCAAAGAACACGTGGTATATGGTCGCCGCGTCACGTCGTCGTGACGACAATGGGGTGCCGTATGTCGAGGTGAGCTACCGAAACGACGTGATGCCGTTGCGCCGTAAGCGCTTCGAGAACACGGGCCTGAAGCGCGCGTACGAGGCGGCAGCGACGGTCGCCGACGTCAGCGTCGTCTATCCGGCATTCGCCAAGCGCGGCGAGCGCAAGCTGACCGATTTCAACGACCTGCACGTCGAAGATGGCATCGAGGCAGTCGCTGCGCAAGTGCAGGCGGCAATCTTGCGCGTCATCGCGCCAGCGAACGAAGAGATCCGGCCGGCGATGATTACGGTGTCGGCCGCGGACGACGCGCCGGCGAAATCGGCCGCGACGTCCGCTGCCGCGAACCAGCCGGAATGGGATGGCCGTGAGGCAGAGAACGGCGCACACACGTGGGAGCAGGATCTCGCGCGTTCGGACAAGGGCCGACTGCTGCCGACGCTCGGGAACGTGCACCTGATCTTGTCGAACCACAAGGCATGGCAGGGCGTGATCGAGCAGGACGACTTCGGTGGTCGCGTGATGAAGCGTAAAGCACCGCCGTTCCCGCAGGGCGTGAAGGGCGAATGGACCGATATGGACGACCAGCGGACCGTTCTCTGGTTGTCCCAACGGTACGGCCTTGATACGCGCACTGACGTCGTGATGAACGCGGTCCTGCTGGTGGCGGATGCAACTCACTTCCATGACGTGCGCGAATACCTCGAAGGGCTGACATGGGATGGCGTGCCGCGTGTGCGCTCGATGCCGTCGACATACCTGCGCGTGGCTGATAGCGAGTATGTGCAGCTCGCGTTCATGAAATGGATGATCGCCGCCGTCGCGCGCGTGATGGAGCCGGGCTGCAAGGTCGACAACGTCTTGATCCTCGAAGGCAAGCAGGGGCATCGCAAATCGACGGCGCTGAAGGTCCTGGCCGGCGCACCGTGGTTCACCGATACGCCGATCCAGATCGGCAACAAAGACACGTACGCGGTGCTGGCCGGGAAGTGGGTGATCGAGCTGGCCGAGCTAGACTCGTTGAACAAGGCCGATTCGTCGGCAGTTAAGAGCTTCTTCGCGACGGCCGTCGATCGATTCCGCAACTTCTACGGCAAGCGGGCGACGGACGTTCCGCGTCAGTGCGTGTTCGCTGGCTCGGTCAACTTCGACACGTACCTGAAGGACGAATCGGGCAACCGGCGTTACTGGCCGCTGCGTGTCGGCGGGCTTGTCGACATCGACGGCATTGTGGCCGTTCGTGAACAGCTCTGGGCAGAAGCCGTGCACCTGTATCGCTCGGGCGTCGTGTGGCACGTAGAGGAACATGAGCGGCCGCTGTTCGAGATCGAGCAGGCGGAACGCTACGAAGGCGACGTGTACGAGGACAAGATCGCCAAGGCCCTGGAATTCGTGTCGCGCACGACGATGGAAGAGATCCTCGCGGACATTCTGAAGCTAGACACGTCGAAGTGGACGCTGGCCGAGCAGCGCCGTATCGGCAAGGCGTTGAAGTCGCTCGGGTGGGTGCGCAAGCGCGAGTCGACCGGGTCGCGTGGCTGGTACTACGTGAAGGAAGAGCAAGAGCCGGAAGCGGAGCGCGAATTGGTCGCAGCGGGTGATGACGACAGTCCACTGTAGTCGTGCGGCGCGCCGTGCCTGGACGGTAGGCGCGCCGTGTACCCCGCCTTGGCGCGCTGCGGACGTCCCATGTCCCAATGTCCCAAGGCACGGTCTCGGGTGCGCGTGCAGGGGCGCGACATGCGCGACGTGAGCGGCGCATGTCGCATGTCGCAGGCGCGCACCCCTGCAAGCCTTTTCCCTTGGGACATTGGGACAGTGGGACGAATAGGAGAGAGTGATGATTGATTTGAAAGAGCGGGTGGGCATTGCTATGAGCGTTCGCGGTCAGTTCACTGACCCGATTGCCGATCCCAAAGTTACTTTGGGCGCGCTTGCCTTTGCGAACGAACTCGGGAGCTTGCTGGCCCGAATCAAGGCCGGGCCGCTGCCGACGACCTCGATGGTTCGACGTGCAACGTTGCTGTTGGCGCAGATGATCCGGACGTCCGGCCGATTCAAACGTGCGCGGTTCACGGGTCTGTCACGCGACGAGCGTCGCGACCAACGCGGGGGACATGCGGTTGAGCGATCGAAGGTCGACATCGTCGAGCGGTTCGCGCTGCGATTGCTGGACGAGTGGGTGAACGATCAGTGCGTCGAGTGCGAGGGGCGTGGTGTCGTGCGTCGCGCCCGTGCCGTTACGACATCAACGCATGCGTGTGATGTATGCGGAGGCAACGGAAAGGTGTGTGTATCGGAGGAGCGCATCCCGTTCTTCGAGGGGCGTAACGGGCCGCTTGTCTTTCGGGAATACGAGCCATGCGACGACTGCGGAGGGATGGGACGGATCGCGGCGTCGCCGGTTTCGGATGCGAAGGGCCGGCACATTTGCCCGGACTGTTCCGGTTCCGGCAAGCGTCAGGTGGACGACGCTGGCCGGGCGCACGCGCTCGGCGTATCGCTCGACGAGTATCGGAAGAACTGGTCGTGGCGCTTCCACGACATGCTCGCGCTGCTGGACACGGTCGATGGATCGGTATATGACACATTGCGTCGTCAATTGCGAGGATGAAACGTATTCCATTTCAAGAGCGGATCGCGTAAACTTTGCACATCCTTTACCGCGTCACTGGATAAATGAGCGACCGCATACTCGTGTCGCAACCTTCGCCCGACAGGCGTACTGAATCGCGGGAGCGCCGCGACCAACAACGATAACTGTCTGTCGGGATCTGTTGGGAGGGCGTTCGCCCTTACGAATTGAATATCAAGGCCCTGAGTGCGAAAGCCCTCGGGGCTTTTGTTTTTCAGTGCTGTCTTATCCAGATTGGAGTTAGCATTAGCGGCCATATAAAAAGGAGGCCGCCAATGTCAATCAAGAACCCAATATTCTGGGAAAAAACTGTCGAGTGGGAGTTTGTACAAAATTATCTATCTGCCGTCTCGGTTAGTGCGCCGCTCGATGGTGATATCGAAGTCGGTGATGCAATCCTCGGCGCAGGCGGACAATGGTTTGTGTTGGAATTCAAGGGCGTAAAGCGCGACTGCGTTGCCGAAAGTAAGAAGTATCCGATGATAAATAAAGAGCGTGCGCGCGTACTTGTACGCAGACACTACTTCCACTTCCGGCATGGTTTTTACGAGGCGATCGACCATGGGGGAATCGACTGGTGGGATGATCTGTGTGCGGTCGAATACTTCCATCTTCTGTATACAACGTATGGCCCGTATACGCCGCCGTCCTGTCCTCCTCCTCCACCTGGAGTGTTTGGCCTAGCCGATGCGGCACACAACTATTTGCTTAAAGCTTATCGTGACGTTCCGTGGACAGGGGCTGCGCTTAAAGAGCCGCATTTCTTTGTCTTCGCCAGCAAGACCTTTCGTCCACTTCACGCTTGGCCGTATTGGTCCGATTGCCACAAGCGACCCGGTTCCGCATCGCGTGGACTTGCCCCGTTCGACGCCACGAAGCTATGGGTGCTTGGCCAGTCGTTTGCTGATTTCGCGCGTTACGTTCATATCGTTGCTACTGCACGCGGCTACGATCTGACAGCTATTGAGGACCTTGGAGCCGGTGATGATGGACTCATGGAGTCGTTGGTCTTTGGGCATGTGATGGCGACTGCGAGCAGTGCAGGAAAGACTGTCGTGATGCCGATGCGAAAGCTAGTCACGATTCTGCCAAATCTCATTCAAGAACTGCAACTTGATATGGCATGGCCGCCGCAGCGAACAAACCGGTTCAAGCCATAAGCAGTCTTGATATTGGCGGGGCCCCTAGTGGCATTTAGACATGCGGGGGCTCGCACCCGTGTTTTTTCTCTACTGGCGAGCAACCATAGGGGGGCACATTCACATGCTGACTCAGCAACAAATTGCTGACCATCTCGATCTGGAGCGCTCGTCGGTGTCGCGCCTCGTTGATCGTCTCAATGTTGACTATCGCGCAGCATCGCTCGACGAGATTCGTGTTGCCTATATCCGGCACCTGCGCGAGTCCGCCGCCGGTCGTGCGAGCGAGACCGGTATCGATCTCGTCGCCGAGCGGGCGATGACCGAGCGCGTCGACCGCGAGATCAAGCTGCTGACGCTGGCGGAGAAGAAGGGCCAGTTCGTCAACGCGGCGCAACTCGAACAGGCGTACGGCCAGATGGTCGGCGCATTTCAAACGGAATTGCTGGCGCTGCCCGACAAACTGGTGCAGGAGCTACGCACCCTGTATGGCGTCGAAGTCGACGTCGAATGGTTGAACGAGCACATGTATGGATGCCTTCAGCAGCTTTCTGAATACGATGCCGACGGTCCGGGCGGTGATTCGCCGGATCGCGCAACTTCTGCGTCCGCCCGAGCGGATCGGGACGACAGATTGGGCGCGCAAGCATCGCCGGATGAGCGCGAAGGCGACGGCGACGCCGGGCCGCTATAACCCGAACATCACGCCGTGGGTGTTCGGCATGCACGACGCGCTCGACGACCCGACCGTGCAGAAGATCGTGTGCATGAAGTCCGCGCAGGTTGCGTGGACGGACGGCGTCCTGCTGAACTATGTCGGCAAGCGGATCGACGTCGATCCGTGTCCGATGATTATCATGTTCGCGAAAGAGAAGTCCGCGAAGAAGTTCAATCTCGAAAAATTCGAGCCGATGGTGGAGGTGACGCCGCGCCTGTCGGCAAAACTGCCGGTGCATGCTGCGCGCGACAAGAACAACCTGTGGGATCACAAGACGTTCCCGCGCGGTTTCCTGAAGTTCATCACGTCGAACGCGCCGGACGACGTGAAGTCGACGCCGGCCCCGGTCGTCGCGGTCGAGGAACCGGACGACGCGAACACGAACGTGCGGGAGCAGGGCGACTCGATCACGCTGCTGGAGGAACGGAACAAGAGCTATTCGGACAGCCGCCGCAAAGTGATTTTCGGGGGCACGCCAACCGTCGACGGTTTCTCGCGCATCCAGCAGGCGTATCTGACGTCGGATCAGCGCATCTATCTTGTGCCGTGTCCCGACTGCGGCGACGAGCATGAGCTGGCCTGGGAGAACGTGACCTGGAGCGAGGATGCGGACGTCGCGCATGAGGTGTTCGGCCGGGCGCGGCCCGATTCGGCCCGCTATACGTGCCCGCATTGCGGCTCGTTGTGGGATGACTCGGCACGCATTCGTGCGGTCCGTCACGGGCGATGGGTTGCCACGGCAGCGTTCCACGGCGTCGCCGGCTTTCGGCTGAACGAGCTGGTCTCGCCGTTTCCCGGCTCACGTATGGCCGAGCTGGTCAAAAAATGGCTGGCAGCCGAGAAGGCGCTGCGCGAGGGCGATGACACGAAGATGCGTTCGTTCGTGAACAACTCGCAGGGGCGGCCCTACAAATACAAGAGCGATCTTCCCGAGCTGGACGTGCTGGCCGAGCGCGCGATGCCGTACGCGGCGTTCATGGTGCCGGCCGGCGGTCTATTGCTGACGCTCGGGGTCGACGTGCAGCACGATCGGCTCGCGATCGTCCTGCGCGCATGGGGACGCGGAGAGGAAAGCTGGCTCGTCGCGTGGGATGAACTCCACGGCAACGTGCTGCATCAGGAGGCCGATCCGCTGTCCGGCGGCGTATGGGGCGCATTGACCGCGTTGGTGACGCATGGCTACCGGCACGAGAGCGGCGGCATGCTGCGTGTCCGGGCGACGTCGATCGACTCGTCGGACGGCTCGACGTCAGACGCCGTATACAAATATGTACGAGCGGCGCAGCGGGCCGGGTTGAACGTACTGGCGATCAAGGGCAGTACCGAGGTCAACGCGGAGATTTTCAGCGTACCGAAGGCGTCGGTGGATTCGACGCGCAACAACAGCAAGGCGGCGAAGTATGGGTTGCGGCCCTACATGGTCGGTGTCAGCAAGGCGAAAGACCTGATTCTGGACAACCGGCTCAAGCTCGACGGCGACGGACCGGGCCGCATGCACTGGTACGTTGGCGTGCGATCCGACTATCTCGCGCAGGTGACGGCCGAAGTCAAGGTGCCCGGTCGAACTGGTACGAAGCGTGTCTGGCAGAAGAAGGCGGGAGCCCGTAACGAAGCACTCGACTGTGAAGTCTATGCACTGCACGCGGCACGTACCGCGAAAACGCACCTGATGACCGAGGCGCACTGGCGCGTCGAGCAGGTGCGGATCTCGCAGGCGTCGCTGTTTGACGCGGTGCCGATACTGGACGCGCTGCCGTCTGCATTGCCGGTGGAGACGTTGCCGGCGGTGCAGACGGAAGTTGATCCACCGCCAATGAACGAGCCGGTTCAGCCGGTCGCAAAACCAATCGAAACCCCGCCACCGAGCGGGGTTTCGCGCATTCAGGGCCGGCGCGTCGGCCGCTCGACATACCTGAAGCGCCGCTAGGAGAAACACATGGCATACACGATAGCGGATCTGCAACGCATCCAGTCGGCGATTGCGAAGGGCGAGCTGGAGGTCCAGTACGCGGACCGCAAGGTGCGTTACCGGTCGATCGCCGAATTGCGCGACGCGCAGACCGAGATCATCCGGGCACTGGACGGCGCGACCGGTCGCTCGCGGCTGATTCGCCTGCGCCACGCTGGTAAGGGGGTGCGATGAGCCGCGCGTATCCGGTTCTGGCGCAGCGCGGCTTTGTCGTGCCCACGCGTCTGAAAGCGGCGGCGTACGAATCGGCGGGCACGCGCGGGGCGCGAGCGAAGTCGTGGCAGGCTTCGAGCGCGGGGCCGAACGCCTCCGTCGTGCAGAACCTGCCGCTGATGCGTCACCGCGCGCGGGACGCGATCCGCAACGACCCGTGGGCGAAGACGGCGATCGCACGGCTGGTGTCGAACACGATCGGCACCGGTATTCAGGCGCATCCGCAGCATCCAGACGCGGACGTGCGTCGCGCCCAAAAGCAACTTTGGGACGACATTTCGAGCGAGCTGGACCCGAACGGCGACCATGATTTGTACGGCTTGCAGACACTTGCCGCGAGGGCGTTCTTCAGCGACGGTGAGGTGCTGGTGCGCCGCCGCCTACGTCCCCCGCATGCCGGGTTGGCCGTGCCGATGCAGATCCAGCTGTTCGAAGGCGACATGTTGCCGGTCACGAAGAACGAGCAGATTCCGGGTGGTGAGATCGTCAACGGCGTCGAGTTCAACGAAGACGGTGAGCGTGTTGCGTATCACCTGCTGCGCCGGCATCCGGGTGAGTACAACCATTACGCCGGCGACGCGGTGCAGACGGTGCGCGTGCCGGCCGACGAGATCGCGCATGTGTTCCACGGGTTGCGGCCCGGCCAGGTGCGCGGCGTGCCTGAGCTTTCGACGGTGCTATTGCGGCTGCATTCGCTGGACAACTTCGACGATGCGGTGTTGTTCCGGCAGGAGGTGAGCAACCTCTTTGCAGGCTTCATCGTGAAGCCGCAGGCGGAAGTCGGCCCGCTCGGGGATCCGGTCTCCGGTGCGCCGATCGAATTCGACGACGACGGATTTTCGCCGGTGGTGTCGTTGGAGCCGGGTGCGATGCAGGAGCTCGCGCCCGGCGAGGACGTGCGATTTGCAACGCCGCCCGGCGCAGGGGCCGACTATGCGCCGTTTATGCGCCAGCAACTGATGGCGGCTGCAGCGTCGGTCGGCATGCCGTACGAGGTACTGACCGGCGATCTGCGCGACGTCAGTGACCGCGTCCTGCGCGTGCTGCTCAACGAGTTTAGGCGCTCGATCGAGCAGCTGCAGCAAAACGTGTTCATCCACCAGTTCTGCCGGCGGATCTGGCGCTGGTGGGTCGACGCGTGCGCGCTGTCCGGCGCATTGCCGATGCCGAACTATCACCGTGCCCGGCGCGAATACCTGCGCGTGCGATGGGTGCCGCAAGGTTGGCCGTACATCCATCCGGTGCAGGACGTGTCGGCCAAGCGCGCGGAGATCCGCGCGGGGCTGACGAGCCGCACCGGTGCGATTTTGGCCAAGGGCGAGGATCCGGAGCAGGTCGACGACGAGAACGCAGTCGATCAGCAGCGCGCACAACGGCTCGGGTTGCAGTACGACACGCACGCGACGGACAACACCGATCCGCTCGCACACACGAATGGGGAGTGAGATGAAACGCAATCGTAAGTGGTGGGATATCCGGGCACAGGCGAGCGCGGCCGGCGAGGTCGAGATCCGGATCTACAACGAGATCGGCTTTTGGGGCACGGACGCGCAGACGTTCGTGACGCAGCTCGACGCGGCAGCGGCCAACGCTTCGGCGATCGTGGTCGCGATCAACTCGATGGGCGGCGATGTATTCGATGCGTTTGCGATCTACAACGCGCTGCGCCGGCACGCCGGCAAGGTGAAAGTGCGCGTCGACGGTGTCGCGGCATCGGCTGCGTCGCTGATCGCAATGGCCGGCGACGAGATCGTGATGCCGGAGAACGCGATGCTGATGATCCACAACGCGCACACAGTGACCGCAGGCGAGGCGAGAGACCTGCGGCGCATTGCCGACCTGCTCGATAACGCGGGCGACGGAATTCTCGCTGCGTACGCGGCAAAGAGCGGCCAGTCCGTCGACGAGATCCGGGCCTTGATGGACGCCGAGACGTGGCTGACGGCGGTGCAGGCGAAGGAGAAGGGCTTTTGCGACACGATCGAGGCGGCGGTGAAACTGTCCGCCTCGGCGAGCTCGACGGCGCTGCTCGCGCGATTCTCGGCGGTGCCCGACGTCGTGCGGGCATTGGTCGACGAGGGAGAACCGACCGAGCCGCAGCCGGATATGCCGCCGGCCGTGCCGCCGGAGCCGAAGCCTGACCCGCAGCCGGTGCCGCCGGTCCCGGATGTCTCGGCGCTGGCCTCGCACGTGTTCGCGGCATGCCGTGACGCGCGCCTGTCGCACTGCGCCGAGGCGATCGTGACGGCGACCGGCCTGAAGGATCGGGCAACCGTCGACGCCGCGATCCAGCAAGCCGCAGACATCGCGGGGATCTGTCTTGCGGCCAACGTGCCGGAGCTGACCGCGCAGTTCGTCGCTGACGGGTTGACGCCTGATCACGTTCGCGCGCGGCTGTTCGAGCGCGTGACGGCATCGCAATCGCGCATCAATCCTCGCGCACAACCGGCAGCACAAAACGAGCCAGTCGCGGTCGCGAATGCGCCGCGCGCGGCGTCCATCTACGCGGCTCGCAAGAGCAGCAAGTAACTTTGACGATACCCGAGGAGGGGAAAACTCATGTCGAACGTGAAGCAACAAGGGGTGTTGACGGCCGAATTTCTGGTGTCGGAGGGCGAAGGGCAGATCTCGCGCGATCGCATCGTCGTCAAAGCCGGAGCGGCGCTGCCGGCCGGGCAGGTCCTCGGCCTGACGAGTACCGGCGAGTACGCGCCGTACGACAACGCGGCTAACGACGGTTCCGAAGTCGCCGCCGGGGTGCTCTATGCGGCGCTGCCGGCGTCGGATGCGCCGCGTCCGGCAACCGGCATCGTGCGGCTCGCCGAGGTGGCCGGTGCGCTCTTGACGGGACTGGACGTTACCGGCCGCGGTGATCTCGCCGAGCGCCACGTGATCGTCCGCTGACCATAGTCGGCGCGATTCAAGGCCACGCAGCACGCGTGGCCTTTTTTGTATCCATTTCATGTTGGAGGTTGTATGGCGGACATCGCCCTGTTTCAAGACGACGTGTTCTCGCTGTCGTCCCTCAGTGCTGCGATCAACGAGCAGCCGTATGTGCCGGGCCGCATCGGTACGCTCGGCCTGTTCGAAGAAGACGGGATCACGACGACGACGGTGCAGATCGAGCGCGACGGAGACACGCTGTCGCTCGTCGCGGCAGGCCAGCGCGGTGCACCGGCCGCCGTTGTCGCGGGCAGCAAGCGCAGCATGATCCCGTTCAATACGGTGCACCTGCCGCAGCGCGCAGTGATCATGGCCGACGAAATCGCGAACCTGCGTGCCTTCGGTTCCGAAACGGAGCTGGAAGCGATGCAGACGGTCGTGAATCGCCGGCTCGCGAAGATGCGCCGACAACTCGATGCGACGCACGAGTTCCACCGCATCGGCGCAATCAAGGGCGCGGTGCTCGATGCGGACGGAAAGACGGTCCTGATCGACCTGCTCAAATACTTCGGCATCGAGCAGACGGTGATTCCGTTCGAGCTGTCGACCGCGACGACCGAGATTCGCCAGAAGTGCGTCGAGGTGCAGGATGCGATCGAAGACGCGCTCGGCGCGATGACGTACACGGGCGTGCGCGTGCTGTGCGGGCGCGAGTTCTGGAACAAGCTGATCGTCGCGAAGTCGGTGAAGGAAACGTACCTCGCGTCGGTGATGGCCGCGCAGCTGCGCGGCGATGCGCGCGACGCGTTCGACTTCGGCGGCTGCACGTTCGAACGGTATCGCGGGCGCGTCGGTGACGTCGGCTATGTGGCGGACGACGAAGCGCACGCCGTGCCGGAGGGCGTGGCCGAGCTGTTCATCACGCGCTTTGCGCCGGCCGACTACGTCGAAGCGGTCAACACGACCGGCCTGCCGTACTACGCGAAGCAAGAGCTGATGGACTTCGGCAAGGGCGTCGAGATCGAGGCGCAATCGAACCCGATCCATCTGTGCACGCGCCCGAAGGCACTCATCAAGCTGAAGGCGTGACGTGGCGTTCCGGGATCTGATCTCGGACGTCGACGCAGCCGTGCTGCGCGACCTGGGAGACGCGGATATCACGATCGACGGCCGATCCGTCGAAGGGATGTTCGCGTCTCCCTGGCTCGGGCCGGATCTCGGCGGCCAGCGCACACAGCTCGTCGCGCCGGTGTTCCATCTGCGCGACCGCGACGCTGCTGCAGTTCGGCAGGGCAGCATCCTGATCGCGAGCGGGGAGCGTTACCGCGTGCTCGAAGCGCATCCGGACGGCACTGGCTGGACCGTCCTCATTCTCCAGTAGGTGCTATGGACGATCTGAAGATCGAAATCGACATCAAGGAGGCGACGGCCGTGTTGCAAGGGTTGTCGCCGTCTGCGATGCAGGCAGCGTGGCGACGGACGTTGCGCAAGACGGCAGGGTGGATCAAGAGCCAGACAGCGAAAGAGGTCGGGGCCGCGACGAAGATCCCGCAGAAGGTCATCCGTCGCCGCCTCTACTTCTTTCTTCGCTCGGCTGACACCGGCAAGGTGTGGCTCGGCCTGAACCCGCTCGAGGCGCATCGCCTTGGCAATGCGACGAGGACGCGCAAGGGGATGCGAGTCGGTCGCCAGTCGTTCGAGGGCGCGTGGCGACAGTCGAAGCGAAAGCCCGACGGACCGATCTACGAGCGTGTTGGCAAGGAGCGGATGCCTTACCGGATGGTGACGGTGGCATGGCAACAATCAGGCGATCCAGCGTTTCGACGTGCAGCCAAGGCGTGCGAGGCTCGGCTGATGGTGATTCTCCGTCAGGAAGTGAACTACGAACTGCAGAAGGTGATGCGCCGTGCTTGAGAACCTGAAAGCGCTACATGAAGCGATTGAGCGCGACATGCGCGTGAAGCTGCCGACGATCAAGCGCATCGAGGCATACCCGCGTCTCGGTCAGAAAATCGAAACGCCATTGATCGCGATCGAGCTGAATGAGTTCGAACCCGGTCACGACGATGGCACGGGCGATGTGGCGCTGATCGCGCGTATGCAGGCCCGTGTCGTGTTCGATCCGATCGACGAAGGGGCCGAGCTGGCCGTGCGCGAGGTTGCCGCACGTGTCGCGATGGTGGTGCATGGGAACACGTGGGAGCTGCCGATCACGCCGGGCAAGGTCGTACAGGTAGCGGAGGATCCATTCCGGCCGCAGCTCGATACGTACTGCGTCTGGCTCGTCGAATGGACGCACGAATTCGGCATGGGCATGGAGCTGGACGAGATCCCGGACGGTCGTTCGGTCGTGTGGGGCGTTGATCCGGGCACCGGCCTTGGCAATGAAGGTCAGTATTGGGATCCGGCGGACGCGGGAGGCGGCGAACCATGAGCGACTACGAGTTGGGCGAGATCGATCGCCGCATGGCGTGCATGGTGCAGCACGGGACGGTCGAGACCGTCTCCTATCAGCCGCCGCAGTGTCGCGTGCGGATCGGCGATTGGGTCAGCGACTGGATGCCGTGGAAGACCGCCGCGGCGGGCGTGGTTCGTTTTTGGCGTCCGCCGTCTGTTGGCGAACAGGCGTCGATGTTCGCGCCGTCCGGCGATCTAGCGGGCGCGTATGCGGCTCCGGGGTATTACTCGGATCAGCATGGTGGCTCGGCGCGGTCCAATCCGAACGAGACCGCGTGGGACTACCCGGATGGGGCATCGGAGGTCTATGACCACGAGAAGCACGAGTACCGCGTCGACGTGCCGGCAGGCGGGCGCATCGTGTTCCGGATCGGCGCAACGGAGCTGGAACTGCGCGCCGGTGGCGTGACGTTGCGCACGCAGCAATTGCTTGGTGACGTGCCCGATTCGACATTCACGGGCAACACGACGACCGAGAAGCTGTTGACGTTCAACGGCGGGATGCAGGGCAAGGGCGGCGGTGACGGTGGCCCTGCCGTCCAGGTTGAGGGCGGAGCGCGTTACACGGACGACGTCGAAATCGGCGGTAAGTCGTTCCTCACGCATTCGCACATGGAAGAGGGTGACGGTGCGCCCGTGTCGCCGCCGCTGTAACGCACACATTCGCAAAGTTGCTTTGCCCCGCTTCGGCGGGGTTTTGTTTTTGAGGGAGTCACCATGGCAAAAGACACTCCGCAGGCCGTTACTCGGGCCGCTCCGTCCGTCGCGCGATTTCGCGATACGCGGTTCCGTAGTCGCGCGATCGTGTTCCCGAGCGGCGATGTCGTGCACGTTCTTTCGGGCGAAGCGATCGCAAGAACGGAAGCGCAGATCGAATACCTCGACGCGCATCCGGACTTCAAGCGGCTCGAGGAGCGCGGATGAGTCGGCCCGGTGCGCTTGTCGGCATGGACCGATGGACGGGAGCGCCGATCAGCGGCGTCGCGCACCTGAAGCAGAGTCTCGGTGACATCCTCAGCACGCGCAAGGGTACTCGGCGAGAGCTGCCTGACTACGGTTCGGACATCCCGTTGATGGTCGATCTTCCGATTACGCGCGGATGGATATCAGCGGCGCAGGCCGAAGCCGCACGCTCGATCGGGCGATGGGAGCCGCGAATCAAGCTCGCTCAGGTCAAGGTGCTGTCAGTGATCGACGGCAAACCGACGTTCGCGATTCGTGGTGAGTACGACGGTACGGCCGTCGAAATCGAGGTACCAACATGACGATCATCGATCTCGCTTCGCTGGACCCGCCTGATCTTGTCGAGGTGCTCGACTTCGAGGCGGCGTTCCAGATGAAGCTGGAGTATTTCAAATCGATCTATTCCGACTGGACGGCGGCGCTGAAGTCCGATCCGGTCGTCAAGTTGATCGAACTCGCGGCATACGACGAAATTCGCGCTGCGTCGCGACTGAACGACGCAGCCCGCGCCGTGATGCTTGCGTTTTCGACGGGAGCCGACCTGGAGCATCTAGCGGTGCTGCTGGATACGGAGCGAGCGGTGGTCGACCCCGGCGATCCGGACGCGAATCCTCCAGTCGAGCGGCGCATGGAATCGGACGACCGGCTGAAGTTGCGCACGCAGATGTCGATGGAGCGCGCGACCGTCGCCGGGCCATTCGCGGCATACCGCGCGTTTGCGATGGATGCGTCGGCCGACGTCCTTGATGTCGCTGTTGATCGGCCTGAAGCCGGCACCGTAAGGCTCACGATCATGTCCGCACGTGGTGATGGTGTACCGGATCAGACATTGCTTGATCTGGTGCGCGCGAAGGTTTCACCTGAGACGGTCCGCCCGCTCAACGATACCGTTCTTGTCGAGCGAGCGGCCAAGATCGAGTACGGGATCGACGCCGTGATCTACGTCGGTAGCGGGCCGGACCCGAACATCGTGCTCGACGCGCGGCGTAAGGCGCTCGACAGCGTGGTGGCCAAGTCACGACGGCTTCGTGGCGGGATGCCACGGACTGCGATCGACGGCGCCCTGCATGCGCCGGACAGTGGCGTTACTCGCATCGAGCTGCGTTCACCTGCGGTCGATGTTTTGTGTGGCCGGCGAGAGTTCGCGCATTGCACGGCCATAAATCTGGAGGTGAAGGTCGATGACGCATGAGCCGCTTCTCCCGTCCAATCAGACGCCGCTCGAGGCGGCGCTCGCACGTGTGATGCGTCCGACCGTCGATCCGGAAGTGCTGCGCACGCTGTGGGACGCTGACCGCTGTCCTGCAGCGTGGCTACCGTGGCTCGCGTGGGCGCTGGCAGTCGATGGCTGGGAGCTCGCGGAATCGGAAGATGCCCGGCGAACGCTGGTGAAAGGCTCATTAGCGTTGCACCGAAAGAAGGGCACGCCATGGGCGGTGCGCGAGGTGATTCGGCGTCTCGGGTTCGGCGAGGTAACGATCGTTGAGGGTCGCAGTGGCGGGCGTCGCGATGGGGCGATCGTCCGTAACGGGGAACAGTATCGCGGTAAGGCGGGTGCGTGGGCTGAGTACATCGTGAAGTTGGGGCGGCCGGTGACCCGCGATCAGGCGGACAAGTTGTGGCAGGCAATTGAGCGTTACGCGCCTGCTCGAAGCAAGCTCACGGCACTCGATTACACGGCTGTTGCGATTCGGCACAACGGCGTGGCAACTCGGGACGGGCAATACACTAGAGGGAGTATCACAACATGAGTGATCTGGTCGAGATCGAGCAATGGGAGGACGGGATCTATCAGCTCGAAACGTCGGACCCAGTAATGGGTGGCCCGGACGGTATCGATAACGTACAGGCAAAGCAACTTGCGAATCGGACGCGCTATCTGAAAAAGGCGATCGAGGCTGGTCAAAGCAACTTTGAGCAGCACGTCGAAGCGGCTGATCCGCATCCGCAATATGCGACGCACGGGGACCTGGCAGAGAAGGTCGCCGCTCTGGTTGCGCAAGCCCCACAGTCGCTCGACACGCTCAGCAAACTCGCGAAGGCGCTCGGCAACGATCCGAGTTTCGCAACGACTCTCACGACCGCACTTGCGTCCAAAGCAGCGCTGGATTCTCCCGCGTTCAAGGGCGTGCCAACGGTGCCGACACCGGCCGTCGGCGAAAGCGGCGTCGCCGCGGTCAACGCCGAATGGGTGAGGGGGCAGAACTACCAGCCCGCACTCGGCTTTACGCCGGTCCAGCAAGGTGGCGGTACGAACCAAGGTGCCAACAAGGTCAAGGTCGGCTGGAATCTCGATGGGTCCGGGCTGAAGTGCATGGTCGATGCAACCGACCTTGGAAACTTCGTTTTCGATAGCGCGGTGATTGGGCAGATCGTCTTCGAACCGCGCACGCAGGCACGGGCAGGCTACCTGAAGTGCAACGGTGCGCTGCTCAAGCGCGCTGACTACCCGAAGCTATGGGCTTACGCTCAGGCGAGCGGAGCGCTTGTCACCGACGCGGCATGGGGTGCGGGCAGCAATGGCTGTTTTTCGCAGGGTGACGGCGCAACGACGTTTCGTTTGCCGGAACTGCGCGGGGAGTTTCTGCGTTGCTGGGATGACGGACGGGGTGCTGACGTATCTCGGACGATCGGAACGTGGCAGGGCGGCCAGAACGCCTATCACGCGCATGGCGCATCGGCAGCGGGAGCCGGCGCTCATGGCCATTCCGCGTGGACCGATACGCAGGGATGGCACGGTCACCACGGAGCGACTGCGGGCGCGGGCGCACATAGTCATCCGCTCAACTATCGAACCCCCGAGTGGATCGGTGACACGGACCGTGGTGGTGTCGGTAGTACGTTTTCAATCGACTCGCCTGTGCAGCCTTGGACAGACGTGGTTGGCGATCATGCGCACGTATTCGATACGGATGGCGCGGGCAATCATGCCCACAACGTTGGAATCGCTGTGGTCGGCGACCACATTCATGCCATCACGGTCAACGGTGATGGCGGAAACGAGGCGCGCCCGCGCAACATCGCATTGCTGGCGATGATTCGCGCTTATTGAATGGAGTTCGACATGCTTTTACATCAATACGACAGCCAGACGGGGCAATACCTGCATAGCTTTCTGGCCGATCCTGATCCGCTTAATCCGGCGCGCTGGTTGGAACCGGCATTTGCTACTTCGGTGGCGCTGCCCGATCGCCCGCGCCTGACGTGGCCGGTTTTTCGCGATGGCGCATGGTCGCTGGTGCCGGACTATCGAACGCTGCGCCTCTACCGGAAAGGCAATGGCGAAGTCGCAGAGATCCTGGTGATCGGCATTACGCCCGACGATGCCGGTTTGACCGATACACCCCGACCCTCTGACGAGCATGTCTGGAGCGACTCGACAAAATCGTGGGAGGTCGATCCGTCTATCGTTGCGCAGCGCGCTCGCGATGCGGCGATGGCGGACTTCGAGGCGAGACGCTCCGTTGCCGTGCAGAAGAACTTCGGCAAGGCCGATGCGTTTGCCGCCGGCATGATGACGCTGGCTGAGCAAGCTGTCTTCAAGGCGTGGGCGGCGTATCAAATGGCGTTGGTTCGGCTTGTCGATTCACCGACGTTCCCTGAGGGCGTCGTTTGGCCCGATGAACCCGATGAGGCGCAGGTCATTGCGCAGGCCGAGGCAGAAGCAGCAGCCGCGAAGAAGCAGTTGGAGGCGGAGGCCGCAGCGCGGCTCGCAGCTGCGCAGCCGCCGCAACTGGTCGCGATTGAACATCCGGACGCCGGGCCATCCGACTGATAGTGAACGCGGAGTCGAGAATGCGACGACCGCTCGCACATCCCATCGCAGGCCGCTCATTTGAGCGGCCTTTCTATTTGTAGCCTTCTCGGAGACCTGAATGGCAGCCACTTCTTTCTACCACGGCGTAACGACCGTGCTGGTCGACACCGGCCCGCGCACAATCGCCGTGCCCTCGACGTCGGTCGTCGGTATCGCTGACACTTACACGCCGGGGCCGGACCTTGTCGCGCCCAACGTGCCCGTGCGCATCACGAGCGAATACGACGCGGCCGCCGCATTCGGTGAGGCCAGCCCGATCACGCGCGCGATTCAAGGCATCTACAAGCAGAGCAAGACGGTCATGGTCGCGGTAGGTATCGCGGCTGACCAGACCGACGCCGAGCTGACGTCCGCAATCATCGGTGGCGTGTCGGCAGGCGGTGTGCGCACCGGCATGCAGGCGCTGCTCGATGGCAAGTCGCTGTTCGACCTGAAGCCGCGGCTGCTGGTCGCGCCGGGACACACCGCGAAGCAGCCGGTCGCGACGGCGGCCGACGAACTGGCCGCCAAGCTGCGCGCAATCGCGATCCTCGACGGGCCGAACAAGACCGATGAAGACGCGATCGCGTACGCGAAGAACTTCGGCAGCAAGCGGCTGTATCTCGTCGATCCCGGCGTGCGCTATTGGGACACGGCGAAGAACGCGGACGTCGACGCCCCGGCATCTGCGTACGCTGCGGGTCTGTTCTGCCAGACCGACGCGGCGGTCGGCTTCTGGGCGTCGCCATCGAACAAGGAAATCGTCGGGATCAGCGGCACGAAGCGCCCGATCGAATTCCTCGACGGCGACGAGACCTGCCGCGCGAACCTGCTCAACAACTCGTTCATCACGACGATCATCCGCGACGGCGGGTATCGCCTGTGGGGCAACCGCACGCTGTCGGCGGATCCGAAGTGGTCGTTCGTGACACGGGTGCGCACGCTCGACATCGTGATGGACGCGGTGCAGGCCGGGCACAAGTGGGCCGTCGACCGCGGTATCACCTCGACGTACGTGAAGGACGTCACCGAAGGGCTGCGAGCGTTCATGCGCGATCTGCGTATGCAGGGCGCGGTGATCAACTTCGAGGTGTACCCGGATCCGAAGCTCAATTCGGCGTCGCAGCTCGAACAGGGCAAGGTGTACTGGAACATCCGCTTCACGGACGTTCCGCCGGCAGAAAACCCGATCTTCCGCTTCGAGGTCACGAACGAGTGGCTGACGGAAGTTCTCGACACGCAATCGTAAGAGGTCACGCATGGTCCCGGAAACTCTGAACAACATGGCGCTGTACGTCGACGGGCGCGGCTTTGCCGGCCGTGCGCCCGAACTGAGCCCGCCGAAGCTGAAGATCAAGACGGAGGACTACCGCGCAGGCGGCATGGACGCACCCATCAAGATCGACCAGGGCATGGAAGGCTTGCAGGCCGCGTTCTCGATGGGCAGCATCGAGCGCGACGTGCTGAAATTCTTCGGCCTGGCCGACAACAACGCATTTAACGCGACGTTTCGCGGCGCATTCCGCGACACGCGCGGCAAGGTGAAGTCGGTCGCGCTCATCATGCGCGGCATGCTGTCCGAATACGATCCCGGCAGCTGGAAGCCGGGTTCCACGTCGGAACTGAAGTACACGGCCGAGCTGACGTACTACAAGGCCGAGATCGACGGCGCGGTGATCTGTGAGATCGACGTGCTCAATATGATCCGCATCATCGACGGTGTCGACCAGCTCGCCGATGTGCGCAAGGCGCTCGGCATGTAAGTGCGGTGGCCGGCGGCGAAGCCGGCAAAGTAACTTTTCGATAACCCGAGGGGCGGTCCGTTGACCGCCCCTTTGTCATTTCTGAGGTGCTGAATGGAAACCGTGAAGATCACGCTGAAGTATCCCGTCTCGTTCGACGGTGTCGTGCGCAACGAGCTGGTGATGCGCCGCCCGAAAGTGCGCGACATGCGTACCGCGAGCAAGCAGGCGCAGGGCGACGACGAGCTGCGCGAGATCGTGCTGTTCGCGACGCTCGCCGAGGTCGCTCCCGACGATATCGAAGCAATGGACATGGTCGATTACGACGCCATGCAGCGTGCGTACGAATCGTTTCGATCCGTTCGTCCGGCTCCCAATCGAGACGGTAAAGGCGCTGGCTCGACGGATGATGAAGGAGTACGGAGCGCAGCCGCAGTCGGTTGAAGACATGACGATCGACGAATTGTTGTGGTGGCTGACGGATTGAGCGAGGACAGACATGGCACGCGATATTGCACTTGGCATCGTCATCGGCGGTGCGGTGTCGGCAACGCTCGGTAAGGCGTTTGCCGATACGAATTCGAAGATCGTCGGGCTGCGCAAGACTGCGAGCGAGCGCGGCATGTGGCAGCGGCAGATCGGCGAGACGATCAAGCTGCAGGAGGAGTTCCGCCGTCTGCATCTTGCCGGCGACAGCGCGGCTGACGGGATTCGGCGCAAGCTGGACAACAATGTCCGTGCGCTGCGTGACGCGGGGTTCGAGGTCGACCGGCTTGATCGCGCATATGCCCGGCTCGGCCGGACGGTGCGCGGGCTGGAGCTGAAGGCCGCTGGTCATGAGCGTCTGACGGCGGGCCGCGAAGGCATGCGCAGCGCGGCTGGTGATGCGGTGAAGCTCGGTGCGGCCATCGCCGTGCCGACCGCCGTATCGGCGCAATATCAGGCGATCATCCGGGACATTGCCATCAAGGCCGGCATCGCGCGCACCGAGCAGGAGCGCACGATGTCCGAGCGCATCCGTCGCGACGCGCTGTCGAACGGCATGGGGCGCAACGAGTTGGCGGACGCGGTCAACCAGATGGTCGCGGCCGGGATGGACGTCGACCGGGCGCTGAACTTCGGCCCGGCCGTCGCGAAATTCTCGGTGGGTCAGGGGGCGTCGAGCGTTGAGACCGCGCAGATGATTCAGGCGCTGCAGCAGAACGCGAACATCGCGGACCCCAAGGCGATGATGAAGGCGCTGGAGGCCATCGCGTATCTCGGCAAGGAGGGCTCGTTCGAGTCCGTCGACATGGCCCGGTGGTTCCCGGTGCTGCTTGCCGAAATGAAGAAGATCGGCATCACGGGGCAGGACTCCGTGACGCAGCTCGGCGCGATGCTGCAGGTTCAGATGAAGACTGCCGGCAATGCCGATGAGGCGGCGAACAACCTCAAGAACTGGTTCTCGAAGATCGGTTCGGGCGAGACCGAGCGCAACTATAAGAAGGCCGGCGTCGACTACGAAGGGAAGATGAAGGAGGCGATCGGCAAGGGCTGGTCGACGCTGGAGGCATCCTTCGTTCTCGCTCGGGCGTACATCGAGCGCGTCGATCCGAAGAAGGCGGCGCAGCTCGCAGCGGCGGCGAAGCAGCTCAACAGCGAGCTGGATCCGGCCAAGCGTCAGGCGCAGATGCGAGCCTTCGAGGACACGATGAAGACCGGCGACCTGTTCAACGACATGCAGGTCAAGGCGGCGCTCACGGCCTACATGCAGAACGCTGATCTGTATCAGAAGCTGAAGCGCAACGCGGCGGACGCCAATGGCGAGATCGACAAGGATCTCGCCGATCGCCGCGCAACGTCGAAGCAGATCTGGAGCGAGGTTGTCCAGCAGTGGGACGACGCGATGCGCAGTATCGGCGATGCGCTGCGGCCCGTGACGGATCTCGCCGGCAAGGTCGCTAAACGGGCTGGTGAAACGGTGCAGCGCGCCTCGGACGCTGCACCCGGCGCGACGGCGGCAGTCGTCGGCGTCATCGGCACGGCGATCGCCGTTCGCGGTGCACGTGCCGCATGGAACATGGGCCGCGGGGTGCTCGACATTCTGCGCGGCGGTTGGATGGCGCGACGCGGTGGCGGTGGAGCGGCGGGGGGCGGTGCAGCCGGCGGGCGCGTCGGTAAGGCACTCGACGCGTTGAGCGGTGCTGCCGGTGGCGTGCAGCGCGTATTCGTCGTCAACCTGCCGGGCGGCGGTCTTGGTGGCGTTGCCGGGGCAGCAGGCGACTTGCTCGGCGATCTGGCCGGTGGCGGCTCCAGCGGCGGCCGTGTTCCGCGCGGTCGTCTCGGTCGTGTCATCGGTGCGTTTCGGACGGTCGCAGGCCGTTTCGCCCCCTACGCCGGGAAGCTGGCCGTCGCCGGCAGCGTCCTGAAAATCGCATTTGCGGCCAAGGATGCGTATGCGGTCGCGCGCAGCGATCAGCCGACCGCGCGGAAGGCGGAAGGGTACGCGAGCATCGGTGGCTCGCTCGCCGGGGGCGTCGTCGGGGCGAAGCTCGGTGCCGGTATCGGCATGCTCGGCGGCCCGATCGGTGCGGCCATCGGTGGCGTGCTCGGCGGTGCGGTCGGCACGTTTGCCGGTGGAAAGTTACTTGGGGCGATGGCGCGGTGGGCGACGGGTTCGAAGGACGGCGACAGCGACGCGGTGAAGGCGGCCGCGAAGGTGGCGGCCGGCCCGGACTCGCCGCAGTCGCGACCGTTCAAGGTCGAGCAGCAAAACTCGTTTGCCCCGGTGTTCCACATCAAGGTCGAGGGTGGCACGGACGCGGAGATCGCCGACAAGCTGCTCGCGCGCATCAATCCGCTGATCCAGCGGACCATGACCGAGTCGATGGACAAGAGCAACCGGTCGGCGATGTTCGATGCGCCGCATCTGTAAGGGGAAGGAATGGACTTCATTTCGAGTGTGACGCAGGCGGCAACGCAGGCGAGCATCGCGTCCGAACGCGTGCGGCACGTAGTGCGCGTGTTCGATCGGAATCGCAGCGCGAGCCAGAACACGGTCGACACGTTGACGAAGCTGGCAACGGGGAATCTCACGTCGGCCGCCGACCTGTTGCGCGGCGCGACGAGCCTGCTGTCGGTGGCCGGCGACCTGAGTCCGCAGATCGGCACGGTGATGCGCAGTTTTGCAGCGACCGGCGCTGCCGTAGGCGGCATCGTGAAGATGATCGGCGGTGTCAATCACCCGTTGATCCAGTCGGCCGCGCAGTCGGTCATGGGTGCGTTGGGCGACACGAAAACACGGTTCACCGCGTTGGTCGGCGAGCAGACGGCGGGCGCACTGCAGTCGTTCGCGCAGACGACGGGCCTCAGTTCGGTCCTTTCCGGCCTGTTCGACAGTGCGACGTCTTCCACCCCTCATCTGCTGACGCTATCAACGGATGACGGGGACGCGTTCCACTTCGGACTGTCGACGGCGGCGTTCGACAAGCTGCGGCGCTCGACGCGCTTCAAGATCGCGTCGCAGGAACGGCTGAATCGCGAGGAGGCGCAGCAGCCAGTGAGTCAGGGCGGCGACACGATCACGCTTTCGGGCGTCGTGTTTCCGTCGCTCGGTGCCGGCTTCCGTCAGCTGGAGACGCTGCGCGCGATCGGCGCGAAGTTGAAGCCGGTGCAGCTGACGGCCGGCACGGGCGACGTGCTCGGGCGCTGGTATCTGCACAGCGTCGACGAAGAGCAGGAGGCGCTGATGTCCGACGGTGCGCCGCGCAAGCAAACCTACACCCTGGAGTTCGGCCGCTATGGCGAAGACTTTGCGAACCTCTGACGGGGACATTCTCGACACGCTCTGCTATGCCCATTACGGGACGTTGAAGGGCACGGTCGAGGCCGTGTACGAAGCTAATCCGGGTCTCGCGCGCGAGCCGCAGCCGTTTCGGTCCGGCGTGTTGATCACGATGCCGGATCTCGACACGCCGCGCGACGAGCCGATTCAGCTCTGGTCGTGAGGGAGGGGCAATGCAGGCAGTTTTTCAAGTGGTCGCGAACGGGGCCGACATCACGCGCGTGATTCAGGATCGCGTGCTGCGGATCCAGACAACCGACAAGCCGGGCCTCGAAGCGGACGAATGCGAGATCGAGCTGGACGACCGGGACGGCAAGGTCCGATTCCCGCCGAAAGGCGCGACGTTGAAGATCTCGCTCGGTTGGGAGGGACAGGGGCTGTCGATGCTCGGCGAGTATGCCGTCGACGAGATCGTACTGCGCGGCCCGCCGGCGACGATCATCATCCGCGGCCGACCGTCCAACATGCGCGCGACGTCGAAGACGCAGCGCAATGGCAGCTGGACGAATGTGAAGCTGGCCGACATCGTCGGCGACGTCGCTCGGCGCAACAAATGGGTGGCCGCGTGTTCGGTCGACGCAGCCGTGCCGCGTGCCGATCAGTTCGGCGAGAGCGACCTGCATTTCATCACGCGTATTGCGCGGCAGTACGGCGCAACGGCGACGGTGAAGGCGGGCAAGCTGATCGTCGGGCCGATTGGCGGCGGCAAGAGCGCAAGCGGCAAGCCGCTGCCGGTCATCACGTTGACGCCGAGCGATCTGACGGACTACGAGATCTCGTTTCCTGATCGTGCCAGCTTCGTTGCAGTACGGACGAAGGTGCACGACAAAAAGACCGGGAAGAAGATCGACCTCACGATCCCGAATCCCGATGCCCCGCCGGGCGCCGCCGCTGTCCATACCGAGCGCCATGCCTTCGCCAATCCGGAAGCCGCGAAAGCCGGTGCGAAGTCACGGCTCGAGAAGCTGAACCGGCACACCGCGCGCAGCGTGCTGCGGATGAAGGGACGCACGGACATATCGGCCGAGAAGACCGTGAAGCTGTCGGGGTTCAAGCTGGAGGCGGACGGCGACTTTCTGGTCGATTCCGTCCGGCATACCTATGCCGGCAACGGGTGGGATACGTCGGTGGAGCTGAACGCAGGCAACAAGGGCAAGGCGAAGGTCGGCCATCGCACGAAGCCGACGAAGAAAGTCGACCTGGTCGTACCGTCGCCGCCGAAGTAACACGCGCGTGCATCAATTTCTGGCAGCCGCCTCGAGACAACTCGGGCGGCTTTTTTTATTTTCAGCGGGGGTTTGATGGGTGATGAAAAGCAGGAGGGGCTGGCCGTCCAGATCGCGACGTTGACGCAGCAGATGCGGGCCGTTGCGGCAAGTGTCGAGGACATCAAGCGATCGGTGCAGCCGTTCGCGGATCTCGACCGGCGGCTCGCGGAGATGGCGGTGCGAGCGGAGACGGTGCGAGACGACGTCGGACTTTTGTGGAGCCGCTCGCGTGCGGAAGAACGAGCGCGTGCCGAGCTGGCCGACGAGATCGCCGACGTTGATCGCAAGGTCGATGCGATGAAGAACAAGGCGACGGGCGCGATGTGGGTGCTCGGCGTGTGTCTCGGCGTGGTGCAGACGTTTCTGGTCGGTTCGATCGTCTGGGTATTCACGCACATCAACGAGGGCGATGCGCTCAACCGGCTGCAGCAGCAGCGCATCGATTTACTGGAACAGGCACTGAGCCGGGGAGGGAAGCAATGAACGTAACTGCGAAGATCGACGCGCTGATCGGGCGCGAAGGTGGATTCTCGAACGATCCGAACGATCGAGGCAATTGGTATCTCGGGAAGCTCGAAGGAACCATGTGGGGTGTGACGGCCGCCGAAGCCCGCGCGTACGGATACACGGGGCCGATGTGCGACATGCCGCGCACGACGGCCGTTGCGATTTACGAGTCGCGTTACTGGCGGCGACCGAAGTTCGATCAGGTCGACGCGATCTCGTCGACGCTCGCGGAGAAGCTGTTCGACATCGGCGTGAACACGGGGCCGCCGACCGGCGTCAAGTTCATGCAGCGGGCGCTGAACGTCCTGAACCAGAACGAAAAGACGTTCCCGGACATCGCGGTCGACGGTGGCATCGGCCCGATGACGATCACGGCGCTGAAGGCATTCCTGCAGCAACGCGGGGCGGACGGCCATCGTGTGCTGTACGGCATGATCGCCGCGCAGCAGTCGGTGTTCTATATCGAGACAGCCGAGCGCCGGCCGGAGAACGAGAAGTTCGAGTATGGCTGGCAACTTAACCGCGCGCTGGGGGTATGACGATGCTGGACATTCTGAAGACTGTTGCGCCCTGGCTGGTCACGGCGCTGACCGGTGGTGTGCCGGGTATCGCGGCGATGGCCGCGTCGACGATCGCGGACAAGCTCGGCTTCGGTGACGGTTCGGTAGACGCCGTGAAGGCGGCACTGGCCGGCCAGTCAGTGACACCCGAGCAACTGCTCGCGCTGAAGCAGGCCGATGCGGATTTCGAGCTGAAGATGCGGCAAGCCGGCTTCGCGCACGCGGAGAGCATGGCGGGCATTCAGGTGCAGGCTGACAAGGTCGCGGCCGACGATCGCGCGAGCGCTCGCCAATTCGCTACGGCCGAACACGACCACACAGCGCGCAACCTCGCCTACATGTACACGGTGGCGTTGTTCGTCGTGATCGGGCTGGAGTTCTATCTGGCGATCGGCGAAATCAAGATGCCCGACGTCGTGAAGAGCACGCTCGACACGCTGCTCGGTGTGCTGATCACGATGGTGATCGGCTCGAAGGAATACTTTTTCGGGTCGTCGTCGCGGGCCGACAAGCAGGCGGACCGCATCACGCAGTTTGCCGTGTCGCCGGATATCACGGTCACGGGCGGGCCGATCGATCCGAAGATGGTCGCGTCGGTTCCGAACGAGCATCGGACGCCGTGACGGCCGCGATGCACTGAAGAAACAGGGCGGCCGGGGGAATGTTGGAGCATTCGCCCGGTCGCCTTTCCACTGTCTGAGCCAGTGAATCAGCCAAGGCCCTGCTTACCTACGTAGGCGGGCCGGATTCTACACCAAGTTTAAAAACGGCTTTCACAATGGCAAACCCCATCATTCCTTGGATCGGCGGCAAGCGCCGTCTCGCAGATCACATCATCCCCCGTTTCCCGGCACACGACTGCTACGTCGAAGTGTTCGCGGGCGGGGCCGCGCTGTACTTTCTGCGGCCGCCGGCCAAGGTCGAGGTCATCAACGACGTGAACGGCGAGCTGGTCAACCTATATCGTGTCGTGCAGCATCATCTGGAGGAGTTCGTGCGTCAGTTCAAATGGGCGCTGACGAGCCGGCAGGTATTCGAGTGGCTGAAGCAGACGGTCCCGGAAACCCTCACCGATATCCAGCGAGCGGCACGGTTCTACTACCTGCAGAAAAGTTGCTTTGGGGCGAAGCTCGAAGGGCAGACGTTCGGCACGGCGACAACAACGCCGCCGGGCCTGAATCTTCTGCGCATCGAGGAGGAGCTATCAGCGGCGCATCTGCGGCTCGCGAACACGTTCGTCGAGCGGTTGGATTGGGCAGCGTGCATTGATCGATACGACCGTCCGCATACGCTGTTCTACCTCGATCCGCCGTATTACGAGACGGAAGGGTATGGCGTGGCGTTTCCGTTCAGCGAGTACGAGAAGATGGCGCAACGCCTGCGGTCGATCAAAGGGCGCGCGATCGTGAGTCTCAATGACCATCCCGACATTCGGCGCGTGTTCGACGGCTTTCACATCGAGACCGTGCCGATTCAATACACGGTCGGTGGTGGGAGGGGCGTCGAGCGAAACGAGCTGATTATTTTCAGCTGGGATGATGCGGCGCAGCCCGTGGGTCTGTTCTAGTCGAAGGTGTCGGCGCGAGATATCGTGCCGACACCGCGCTTACAGATCGTCGAAAGCGGGCAGGGCGGTCCGCTGCAAGTCACCACGCCGGCGGTCGACTATGGTCGGTCGAGCAGCGTAGCGGCTGAATCAAGGCATCCCGGCACGCCCCCTCTCGGCGCGCAACAGATGACGTAGGCGCTGAAATTCCCCTTGTCCACCCCCTAGCGCCCCCCGGTCGGGAACATGCTTGTCGACATAGTCGAACCACGCCTGAATACGGTCGATCGACTTCCGAAGCGCCAGGATTTCGAGGATGAGCCAGCGTACCTGCAGGTCGGTGTGCTCGCGCCACATAGATCTCAATTCCGCGTCGGTCGGCGCATCGAATTCAGGCATCTTCGGCTTGATCCTCACCCTTGGATCCCGAAGATGCACGCGGTTGCGATCGATCCTCGTACGCTCGACTGGCCTCATCGACGGCATTTCAAGCGGATCATAGACCGCTTCGATCCACAACTCTGCCTCATGCTCCGTCAGTTCGCTAGGCGTGCGCTTCCACTCCGTTTCCGTGGAGAACCGATACTCCCAAATGTATGCCCACTGAGGTTTGATCACGGCGAAATACTGTATAAAAACACAGTGTAGCGCGGGGTAAGATGGTTCAGTCAAGAGCGAAAATTGGGGACGTCGACGTGCACGAACTACATAGCGCCCGGCGAGGATCCCGGCCTAAGCGAACTGCGGATCGACAACTTCGTAGATCTGTATCGCTGGACACCATGGAAGCCCGAGATTTACCAGGACTATGACGCGCCGATAGTCGCCAGCATCGACGGGCAATTTAGACCGTTGATCGCCGGCTTCGGTTTTTGGCCGCGTGCGCTTCAGAAGGCGAACGTCGAGCGGGTGAAGGAGCAGGGGCGCAAGCCGCCAATCATGCGCAGCACGATGAATGTTCGTGATGACAACTTGGGCAAGTCGCCGCTCTATGGGCCGACGTGGCGATCAGGTGGCCGGTGCCTAATTCCGGCCCGATACGTGATCGAGCCGTCCTATCCGGATGCTCGGCGCGACGCCAGCGGGAAATGGATTCTCGGTCCGTGCGTGTGGCAGCGGATCGGCGTGGTCGACCGCCCGACGATGTGCGTTGCCGGTATCTGGCGCACCATGAAAGATCTGGACGGTAGACCGCGCCACGCGATGACGATGATTACGGTTAACGCGGACGACCATCCCGTCATGTCGAGGATGCATAAACCGGACGACGAGAAGCGGTCGGTCGTCATCCTCCGGCCGGATGATTGGGAGGAATGGATGATGACGCCCAACGTGGAGGCAGCGCGAGCGATGTTGCAGCTCTATTCGGCAGACGAGATGTTCGCCGAATCAAAGTAACTTGAGTTGCGTACCCGGAGATACAGAACGACACGCTCGCCGCGTTGAGTCATGGGACGCAATGCGGCCATCTACGGACATTCGCCTATGCATTCACGCGGACGTTCGAACGTCCGTTTCGCCTGAAACAGCTGTCCTTAAAGATAAAGTGTTATGGTGGCAATGGCGTGGTTCCCATGACCAATTCCTGAGACGCTCAACTGATTGGCGCTTGCATCTCATGACCTTGATGCAGACCATAATTGGTACGATTCCTGTCGCTTTGCCAATACGCACTCGAAATTGTGAGCTCTGTCATGTCGCCCCCTACGGTGCCTAGACTGTGATGAATGTCAGACGACGCTTTTTTTTGAAATCGCTGGGCCTGGCGCCAGCTTTCACGATTGGCCCGGCGAGCATTCTGCTGACAACCCCTCGTTCGGCAACTGCGCAGGTCGATCCGATGACCGCGCTTACCGCGGCGCAAACTGCCCTGTCAGTGGTTTCAGCGTTCACTGCCGGAGACGGTGGAATGGGCGCCATGCTGCGGGCCCAGTATGAACTGCTCCAGTTGGTAATTTCGCAGTTGAGATCGATCGAGGCGACTCTCGCGGAACTCCAGTCCCAAATTGATCGCCTGCCGGATCAATTTAGGCAGATCGTTGCAGATCAGTATGCCTCCACCAAGGTAGTCGAACTGCTGTCGTCTGTTCAGACCTACCAAACTCTTCTGCGCGCCAGTCAGCGAGATAGCACCGTCTGGAGCAGTCCTTCAACCCAATTCGCGCTACAGGATCTGCTCTACACTGCACGATCTAGACGCGCCGCGCTCTCGCTAGTTCCGGAGGGGCTTGGGCCGTTTCCCGTTGCGGCCGCAGCGCTTGGATGCGCATTTGAAACTGCAGCCAGTTTGCGTCTGTCGATCCCCACGTCGGTGGTGCGTGAGACCCTGAACGACTATCACACGTGGATCACGAGCATGCTAGGCTCAAGTCCCGGCTCGATCCGCATGTACGAGCAGAGTGCCATTGATCGGCATAACGGAATCGTTGATCAGCTCCAGCAGACGAGGCTCGGGCAGGCCATGGGAATTTCCAATTTCAGGCTTCCTGGAAACCAGCATGCAACTGTTGCAATTGACAGCTGCTACTGGATAACGGAGAACCATTATCAAACGCCTCCAAACCCGACCTACCGAGCGCTCCCTCAGCCTGGCTGGGCTCTCCTCGAGTCGCTCTATTACCGGACTGGCCAGATTACTGCCACGCAGGATGCAACGGTCGGCGCCGTCCTACTTTCTTACTCACCTGGGCTAGGTGGTGCATACGTACGCCAGCTGCGAAGCAACCCGAACTCATCCGTTGGGAAGCCGATTCCAATCGCTGCGACCTGCAAGGTTTTTGTGTCTACCAACCATCCGTACGCGCTCGACGACTACATTCGGTTTGCGGAACAAGATACGTTCCAGGGGGCATATGCAACCGAGCGTGCGCAAATGGTGGCGGGCCTCTCCCGGATCAATGTCGAACGCGCCCGCATCAGCTATGCACAATCTGCCCGGATAATTGCACTGCAGTCCGCCGCGCAGATAAACGAGACCCTGAAACTTTACTGACGCCTTGGCCTATGAGACGCGCCGCTGCTGCCTGCCTGTGCCTTAACGCGCTTCTGTTCGCGGTGCACAACGTTCACGTGTCCGCGCAATCCGCTGACGCTTATATCGCCCGAGTCGAGGCCTATTCAAATTTCGACAAATTGTTCGAGGCAGCTGCTCCGTGGATCGATGACGCCCAGCGCAAAAATCAGATCCGCGTAGCCCAAGGATACGTTTCGCAGATGCGCGCCGAGCTCGAGTGGAGCGGGGCAAAGGGCGCGCTGGTCTGGGTCGAGATCGAACAGGAAGCTTCCACGGGTTACGTACGCACAGTGGGGAATCCGGTCTATTTGGGTTACGGAGAAAGCCCCATGGTTGTGCTACGCGCCGCGTTGCGCAGTCCTTCTGTGCTGAGCGGCCCGTCCGATGGATTTTCCCTTGCCCCGGATAAATCGTTTTTCATTTGGGTCACGCCCGCTAAAGACAGCCTTGCCTATGGAGCGATCCGAGCACCATTCGTCGACAGCATGTTCAGGGACGCTGCAGTCGGGGTTACCGACGAGCAGATCTCAAAACTCTCAGCTGTCGAGACCCAACGCCGCCTGCTGGACGCAGCAATGACTCAGCTGCAGGTTCGTGCATCTGACAATCTAGAGCGCGCGCGATTCTCAAAAACCAATGAGGCCATCAAGGAACAAATGCGTGCCGTCGATGAAATCAACGCCAGACTCGCGCGTCAGATGGATCAGGCGAACAAAGCCTCTGAGTTCGCAACCCGCCTGAAGATCCTATCCGGTGTCCTTAGTATGGCGTCGTGGTTGTCCGAAGCAACGCAGGTCCTAACTGATGAAGACCCCAAACAAGTTGCCGGGGCCCAGAACGAACAGGCATTGATAAAGCTCACCGACGAGTACGAAATTAGGACGCGCGACAGTGTGGAAAGAGGCAAAAGGGAGCTCACCGTCACTGAGGACCAACTGCGAAGTATTCTCTCAGGCGTCAGAACGGACCTCCGCGCCAAGGGGGCGCCAGATAGCGTGGCCGATCCGGCAACCACTCTCCCATAATTTGTGCCACTGACCTACTGCGAGGTCAAAATGCATAGTGGCCTTTCGATTGGCACAAATCGATCATCCGGTCAGCGCGAGCATCGAGGCTTTTACGAGTCGGGTTAACCTTGGAAAGCCTTCATTCAATCGATCTTAGGTCGATCGTCCGAGAAGGGTGGCGGATTCAACCGGTCGATGCAACAGCTTGATGGAATCGTTCAGCCGGTGTACCGAAGTCCCTACCTAGCCTTGATGGCATCGCGGCTGGCGAGCGGTTGCTTGCCGGCCACGAGCGGTCGACCTTCTACGCCGTCGCTCGGACATTCCTGCGTCGGTTCCAACGTCGGTAGGCGGCCATTGATGTCGTATCTGAGCGATAGTTCGGTTAAATCCGCCGCCGATAGCTGTTGCGTTTGGAAGCGCTATAGTCGGAGGCCTACGGGGATTTTCGCCAAGGAGAACCAGTGTCTACCTACCGTTACAGGCAATACCGTGCGGCGCTGAAGGCCGCCCCGCTCAAAGGCAAGTTCATGCCGTATGGCTGGGGAGCGCTTCCCCAACGACTGTCAGGTGATTGGATAGCGTACGCCGAGATGTTCAACGAGTTCTCCCAGGAACTCGCCAACACTATCAACGACCTGACCCGCTACACCCATCAGTTGACAGCTTGGCGTGACGTAGTGGACAAGCTTGATGACGAGGGGAAATTCAACGTCGCCGTAGAGTTCGTCGACCCACTAGCGACCATCGCACTGAACCTGCCCTACGTTATTCGATCACGTTTCATCTTTGCCGCAGCACACCTCAGCCATCAAGCAGGCAGGACCATGGTACCCAAAGGATGGAAGGACGACCTACCCTTGGACGACGAGATCTATTTCGAGCAGGCGGACGCGGTAGGTGGTCAGTGGAAGACCTACACCAAGTTCAAGACGAAGCTCGAGCGGATTAGTGACCGAGCCTACCAAGTGAAGACCAAAAATTTCCGCAACACCTACAACCATCGCTTCTCTCCACGCGTCGTCCTTGGCCAAATGAACATTGTCACGCGCCATGTCGACGCTAAGACCAAGCAGGTGAGCTATGGGTTTGGCAGCACTCCGCCGCTGACTTTGAGGCTGGTTGTCGAACTGCTCGAGGAGCAGTGCCAACGCTGCTATAAAGCCTTCGAAGCGTTTCAGAAGTTGGTTCAGGAACACGAGAAGGCTATCTCCGCCGCATCGACAGCGACCCTTGCAGCGATTACCGGTCCCGCTAGCTCGCCCAGTAACGTCTACCCGAACGAATGACCGAGGTACACTCGATACCAGCCATTGGTACCAAAATGCATCGTAGGACCGCTTCGGGTCGATCTGCGCCGGTCGCGCGCTGCAGGGCGACGGCCGGCCGCGTTCGGCCAAGATCCGACACTCACCAGACTTTTGAGCACGACGTTCAACCTTCAGCTTCGTGCGAGTATCAGTCATTCACACTCGTATTTGCCAGCCCGTTGCACAGATCGCCGCATGTGGTGTACGATCCGTTTGGGCGAATGGTGTAATGGAAAACACACCCGAAAGGGAGTACTTGGGGGGTTCGATTCCCCCTCCGCCAAAGGGCATGAGTTATTCGTGCCCTTTGGCGGAGCCCAATGCGCGAGTATTCAATGGCAAATAAAAAAGCGACTGTCGAAGAACTTTTTAAATACCACACCCAAAATCTCCGCGCGCTCAAATCGGCGAAGAGCCAAATCGCACCTCTTGCTAAGGCAGCCATCGCAACCAAAAGGTCCGCCGAACTATCGTCATTATTGAGATTATACGCGTTTCTAATCGGCGCATGGGCCGAGGTCCGACTGCTGAAAGTAGTTCACGAGCCGGGTGCTTTCTCCGATGCTGAGCGATTATTGATTTTCAGTCAAAAGACTCAACTTGACCAATGGAAGATGCTTGCGGAAACCGCATTTCGCAAGCATTATGCCATCGCATTGCCGACTCCCATTAATAAGCTGCCACACTCGGCGAGATCGCGTTTCGATGCGATCTCGGAATTGTTTGACAACGAACTGAGTACCGTCATCACAGTTAGGAATAAGCTCGCGCATGGGCAGTGGGAATACGCGCTAAACGGCACCAACGATGCTATTGAACAAAGCATCATGAAGGAATTAAAGAAGGAGAATTACCTATCTTTACAGTTCAAGGACGATTTGATTTCCTGTATTGCTGATATTGCGAATGTTTTGTCAGTGTCGCAAAAGGCTTTTGAGAGGGATTTTGATCAGTTCTATTCGAAATTTGAGCAATTACGTTCAAATCTGAAAAATAGAAAATACTCGAAATATGAAGCGATGCTAGTCGATCGCCATCAGGATTCCAAGAAAAAGCGAAGCGGCAAATCGACTTGAATATCGAGATATAAGAGGGAATAGGTAACTCGCTCGCCAATCCAATCGGAGAAGAGCTGCTCCACTCCGGGAGCAGCCGACCGTGTTTCGCATACGCAAGTCCGCTTCGGGTCGCTTCATGCCCTTTGCATGAGAGACTGTGCCGGCGTCGATCGTCGCGCTGTCGTTTGGCGCTAGCCGGCCAGTTTGGGGCACTCGCTTGTCAGATTGGCAGAACTTTCGGGCGCCAGCTTCATCTCTGTGATCGGCCATTCAATTACAAAGCATGTGCCCCCGGGGCCATGAGCGGCGTCATGTCCCGCTTTATTTGGAGTTAGGCACTGTGATCGCGTGACTCCCACGCAACGGTGTATCAGAGTCAAACTGGGACTCGTCTAGTCCTATCGAGAACTTTCCTACGATAGTTTGAATGTACTCAAGCCACTTCGCACCAAGGCCATCGACAAAGGTGACAAGATCGTCTGACGCGCGATCGCTGTACATCGGAGCCCAAACTAGACGCGGAATATCAGATCCCGCTATTTCGACATATCGATTCACGGTCATGTAGATGCAGCAATCTATGGACGAGTAGGACGAGCTGAGAATATCGCTGATCAATGCTTTCACACGATCTGGACCTAGCGATACAAATCCATCGTTTACTATTATTGCTATACCGCTGTTGGATTTTATTTTGAAATAGTCCTTTGTCTCCTTAATCTGCGAGTTTGCCTTCTTGAGAATTCGCGACAGCGCAGGCCTGAAAAGACGAACGAATTCGTATGCAAACCATGGTGGTTCGCCTTTGCCACCAAGCAATGATGGTCGCCACTCTGGATCTTCGGCGACGACTCTGTTCATGAGCTCATCAAAACCCTTGGCAAACGCTTTAGCCTCTGAAAATTCAGTTTCAATTTCTTTCAGTTCTGCAATCACATCATCTTCAAAAAATGCGAAGTCCGCGTTTTGAAAATTACGAGGTTCGGGAACATGATCCTCGACCACAGAGCCGCCAACCTGCGTGACGAAGTTTCGCCATGTTTCCTCCACAGGAACCGGATCATGTGGACCGATATCCCAAAATCCAGGAATTGATGTCATATGCTATATCGATTGTTAGGCAAATCCGCGGCGAAACCTGACCTGAAGTTGGTTAGTGTACTCCGGTGCACGACAGATCATAGCAACACGCTACCTACGGCAGACGGTCGGCGCGTAGCATGAATTTCGGCTTCCGGCCGCAACACAGGTGCGTCCGGCCACAACAACATGCAGCCTCCGACCTTGGGAATTGGATGACGGCACCACCTTTATTAGCCGCCATTTCATGGTCTAATGTGCCACCGGCCGCAGTGGGTCGACAAGGGAAGTTCGCGTCAAGATCGGGCAGGCGGCTAACGGGTGCCGGCCGAACTTCCGGGTTCGGTCATTTGCTGCCGGTCGGCGGAAGATTGGCTACGCCATTCAACGTCGGTGATGCACCCGAGACCCGTCATCCATAAGACTTCTCAAGTGTCGAGGAAGATTGACGTTGAGCTCAGTGAGCATTGCCGATGGATATCCGCATGCTCACGAATCGCTCGTCGAACAGGACACAGGTGTGATAGGTTCGACGCCGGCGACAAACGCAAAAATATTTAAATCGAGGGATACCGCATGCCTGACATGTTGAAAACACGAGACGCGTTCATGTCTATGGTTGGAGGCGCGGGCGCGCTCAACTTCCTTGCGGCGGTGGAGCAGCCACTCGACGTCTATGGGCCGTGCTGGTGCGCGTCCGGTAAGAAGTGGAAGTTTTGCCACAAGGATCGCGAGAAGCGAGAGCCATTACCGTTTGGGAAGGTCAATGCGGAGCGACTGAAATACTACGCGACCGGGCCGTGCCAGCATCCGGATGCATCCGCCACCACCTGTTCATCGCCGGCTTCTATCAAGTCTCATACCATCCAACGTCGGGGAGGGCTAGGCGCCATTGCCGAGAGTGGCCATGTTTGCTCTACCAAAAAGGCCTTCATGGATTTGGAAAAGCGCGGCGGTCAGGTCGATATGGAAAACATTGGTGTTGGTCAAGCATCTACCTTCCCCGGCTTCTGCAGCCATCACGACACGGAACTGTTCAAGCCGGTGGAGCAGGCGAACTCCAAGCTGGACGCTTACAACAGTTTTCTGCTATCACTTCGTGCGGTCACCTATGAGATGGCAACCAAAGATTCACAGTTGCGCTCGCATGTGGCGAGCAAGGAGTACATCGACTATGGCCGCTCGTTCGAGCAGCAGGCGATGCTTCAGAATTTCCTAAGGCTGCATCAGATTGGAATAGAACAGGGTCTCAAGGACGTCACTCAGTTGAAGGTCCTGTACGATGGCGCCTTCCAGTCGCAAGATTTCAGTAAGTTCAGCTTCTATGGCGTCGAGTTTGACAGGGTTTTGCCATTCGCCGCAGCGGGTGCCTTTATGCCGGAGTTCGATTTCTCGGGTACTCAACTCCAAGAAATTGAGGTGGGACAGCCGGTCAGCCAAATCGCACTAAATGTCACGCAGCTGGGTAACAACACATGCGTTGTCTTCGGTTGGTTTGGTGGTTCAGACTGTGCTGCCGCCCGACTTGTTGACTCCTTCAAAGCCGTTTCGGACCATGAGAAGGCGGACGCACTACTGGTCCTAGCCATGGAGCATCTTGAGAACTTTTTTTGCACGCCGAGTTGGTGGGCTGGTCTTGCTTCCGAAGTTAGCGCGAAGTTGCACGAGAAGATTGCAGGAGGCGTGCCGGATAGGTCGCCAACCGCTCTGGTTGAGCCCGGCTTGAATGCAGTGGTCGCAGGTGTAGCAGGGACATTGGAGTATCAAGAGACTAAGCAATGAAAGACCGGATGAATGCGACCATATCCGGCATAGCCCATAGACGGGGTTGGCTCGCAACGTCCAGACATTGATTCTTCCGATACGGATGACTGGACACTCCGCGGAGCGGACGTTAGCGAGCCGAATTGCGAATGCTCGAAATGTGTCGATCTGCGCCGGTCGCGCGTCACAGGGCGGCGGCCGGCCGCGTTCGGCCAGAAGGCGACACTTAATCGGTCGGCCAGTTGGGCGGGCCGGTGGCGGGTTAGCATCAAAAACCGGCCCGTCACGATCCACGCCAAATTGACGCGAGGCGGCCATAGCTGTCGGCGACGTTGGCCAAAAGAATGCAGGACGATCCGAGACCTACGTCAGGCCGGACGTTTGCAAAACTTTGATCAGGCGCCGGAATTCGTCGTTGTCACTGTCGCTCTTCCATCGATTGATGAAACGACAAACCAGTTGAAGATTGCCGCGCTCGTAATGGCCGCTGCTTTCGATGCGATCAAGCGAGCACAGCATCTCCGGGTCTGTCTCGACACCCATGAACTGAAGTTGAAGAGAGGTGATCGCGCACAGGTTTTGCTGCTGCTTGGCGAGATCCTTTATGTGTTCCTCGAGTTCGGGCTGCGAAGAAAACATCATGTCCTTGTTTTTCAAGGTACGAGTGACGTTCTGACCGTTCGCGTAGTTCGTCGTCTGCATGGCTGTGTACGCCATTTGCCATGCGGACTTAGCGATCGGATCGTAGTTCGTTACTTGGCCTTTGCCGGACTTCTGACGGGCGGCTTCCCAAAGCGGCTGCGAATGCCACTGCGCAAGACTGTCGCCGTTGATCAGTGCGAGTGCATAGTCGGGATGGGTCGCCACAGACTGAACTGTGGCCTCCGTCGTGAGGAACCAGCGAGCGGTCGGATGAATTTCTTTCCAGAGGATACGGTTGCCTTTCCTATCACGGTTCGACCACGGTTCCACCGGCTTATGCGTAATGTAGATCTCGCTCGTCTTACCGGTCGGATCGTTCCATGGCTCGAGCGTGGTAGTAGCCGGCTCTGCCTTCGACACGGTCCACCACAGGTAGTCGCCATCGCGATGGATCCAGATGTCGCCTGCTGTGCCAAGAATGATCTCTGGTAGATTGAACCAGCGTCCCGCCGTCTGCGCTACCGTGCCAAGCGTCTTGGCAACGGCAATATAGCCCTCACGATCACGGCGTTCCCAGAACGGACGCAGTCTTACATCTTCGAACAGGGCGATCGTGGATCGCTCAAGACACGTTGGCCAGAGATGGTTCTGGATGCCGAGATTTGCAATGTATATCTTCAT